GGAAATTTGAGTTTCAAAAGAATATGGATATTTATGAGNCCACAAGCCTAAGAGACTGATTGGGCATTTAATAGCATTTTGGACACTAGGAAAATATTCGCATGCCGAATTTANCAAAGGATACGACTATCTAGGAATTTTAGGACAGTTTTTTTATGCTAATAAGGTACAAG